TTCGCGGACCAATAAACCTTGCCAATCAAGTAAGCACAAAGGGAGCAAGGGAAAGGGAAAGGGAGAGAGCAAAGGGAGAGAGACAAGCAAGGCAGATGCCATGAGTTAGGCTTGGAGACTCATCCCCACCCTCACCTCACAAAGCACGAAAAAAGCCGCCTCGATGAAGAGACGGCCTTGATTGGATTGGTTGACAGTAATGGCTACATGTCCATTTCGCGCTCTTGGATGCTTCTCAGCGCCTTATTAGTCCAGTATTCACCCTTGGAGCAAGCGGGACAGGTAGAACCAGAACGCTTCCAATCCTCGAGGTAATCAGCGTAACAATCGTCCATGTAGTCCTGTTCCAAGGTGCGGTAAGCTGCATGAATAGTCGCGTGGTTTACTACTGGGGCTGAGATGATCTCCCAAGGCATCCAGCGTGCGGAGGGAGAATAAGAGGCTGAGACTGTGTGTGTGTTTGTATTCATCCCAAGCAGTAGAAGAGAGTGAAGCGTGCATTGCAAGCTTTATTTCGCTTTTCTTTTCAATTATCTTCGCAAGCGATTTGCACGATGGTAAGTGTGCATGGCTAGATATGCTCCCCCGTTTACTTGGCCGTGCAGTAACGTAACGCAAGACGGTTGCAGCAGGGGGGGCGGGGGCCAAGAGCTGTCGCCGGTGGTTTATTATTATTGGTCAAGTCCCCTCATAAAATTATTCTAAAAGGCTCCCTTAAGACGCACTGTTTTGAGTTGTGGGTAGTGACAGAGGTAATGATAGACGCGAATGGACTTTAACCCGCCCTGCAGGTGTAGCTTCGTGACGCTGTGACGCTAAGTTTCCGACTTCTGAACATATTTAATTTTTGTATAGAACTCAGAAACAGTCCGTCACTCCGTCACTAGTTGGGTTAAAAAATTCTGGACAAAGGGCGACTAAAAGGGGGGAGCATATCTAAAGGGTGGGACAAGCAATGTCCCCAGACAATAGGGATAGACGACTATGAGGTGGGTGCTGGGTGGGGTCATAGAGGCGCGTGAAGGGGGTCTGAGAGCCTTTTGTTGGCAAACTGGGGTGTAGGTATCAATAATGCTTGACAAAGCCCTCAGTGGCGTCTTATGGTTAGTTTATCGACAACGAGAACGAAGTAACTCCCTTTGTGGCAACATCCATAGCGAAGAGTGCTGGTAGTGCTATGTGCGTGGAGCGGAGGAAGCCGAAGGAGGCAGCGTTAGCTTTGGAGATGATGGCACAGGGGGACACCTATGAGGAGGTCGAGGAGGTTACGGGTATAGGCTATACGGCGTTGGTGGGGTTGCGGACTAGGCATCCAGAGACGCTGGATGTGCGGCGTAGTATGCTGGCGACTGACGGGTTCCAAGTGGCAGAGGCCATGCGGCAGTTGGTAATGAAGAAGGCTGCGATGCTTGCTGACGACGACGACCAGCTAAAGAAGGTAAACATTAAAGACTTACAGATTACGGGGTCTATCGCGCAGGACAAAGCGTTTACCGCGCTAGGTGAGAACAAGGTGGTGGTTGAGCATCGCAAGGACAAGTTGAGCATAGAGGATGCACGTTTAATGATTGAGGAGGCTCGTAAGGCCGTGAGAGGCGAGGAGATCAAGGTGGACGCTGTGGATGTGGAAGATGACTGACGAAGAACAGGTAGAAGCCTTTGAGCTGGCCCTAGACGCGCTGGTGAATATGTATGCAGAAGAGTTTGACCTATCCTACGTCAGCATGGTGGGCGTTCTAGCTGTCAAGCAGTCAGAGCTATGCAATGCAGCCCTAGATGATGGCGAGAACTACGATGAGGAAGAAGAAGATTGGCAAGTATGAAGTGGCGTAAGCACCCAGTCTTAACCCCACCTAGCCCAGCCGAGCTTGCTAAGATGGAGCCAGAGCAGGTAGTTAGCCTGCACGAAGCCTATCACCAAGCCCTAGAGAACTCAGAGCGCGATCCTTATCGCTACGGGTTTGCGCTTCCTCATTGGGAGTATGGAGATAAAGCGTTACGTAACTTCCGCACCGCCTTGCTGTTTGGGGCCAACAGATCCGGGAAGACGGCATACTGTGCTAAGAAGATTATCCACGCAGCCAAGAAGAACCCCAAGTCCCTCATCTACTGCTTCAGCCAGAATAAGGAAATTAGTGTAGTCGTGCAGCAGAGCGCGGTTTACAACGCCCTTCCCCTCGAACTAAAGAATCGCAGCCTGACCAAAGTGGAGAGCATCAACTACTCCTTTAAGAACGGCTTCACCGATAACAAGCTGGTCTTTGAGAATGGCAGCATGATCATCTTCAAGTTCTACACGCAGTGGATCCAAGACGATACCATCCTAGAAGGTATGGAGCTTGGGTCGCCGGAACCAGAGACAGATAATGTCGGGGCATGGCTAGACGAGTATCTTCTCGGCATGGACTTGATTGACCGTCTCTACCTGCGGCTTGCCACTCACAACGCCAAGCTACTCATCTCCTTTACCCCGAAGGACGGAGAGACCGAAACGGTCAAGAACTACCGCGATACCGCTAAGACGGTCGAAAGCCGTAGCGTATCAGAAGGACTGAGCAAGCCACGCAGCGTTCCTTACTATCAGGAGAACGCCAAGATGAATACGGGCATTGTTTACTTCCACTCGAAGGACAACCCTTGGTCTGGCTATGTAAGCCTCCTAGAGCAGTGTGTCTCTAAGGGCGACGACGATTACAGTCTTACAGCACTTTACGGCGTGCCTACCCAGATTACGGGTAGCAAGTTCCCTAATTTCAGCACAGAGGTCAATGTTATCAAGCATGAGGACATTCCTCGCAAGGACATCACTCGCTGGATGGTGCTTGACCCCGCTGGTCGCAAGAACTGGTTTATGTGTTGGATTGCCGTAGATGCGTCGGATACGTTCTATGTCTACCGCGAGTGGCCGGACATCAACGTGGGAGAGTGGGCTAGGTGGCACGGTGGCAAGATGACGGGTGGCGAAGGAGCCAAGGGATTAGGATACGGTCTGCGCGACTACATTGACCTTATAGAACGCTGTGAGGACGGCGAAGAGATATTTGAGCGGATCATTGACCCTAGAATGGGAGCGGCTAAGTATTCATCCAAGGACGGGTCTAGTTCCATCATCGAAGACCTTGCTGATAACGGACTTGTCTTTTTACCAGCCCCAGGACTCGACATTGAGGATGGGCTACAAGCCTTGCAGACGAAGATGGCTTACAACCGTAGGCAACCTATCGACGGGCTTAACCGCCCCCACTTCTACGTAAGCGACCGCTGTGAGAACATCATCCGAGCTTTGCAGGAATACACCGCAGAGGGCGGGCCTGATGAAGCATGGAAAGATCCAATCGATGTTCTGCGTTACGCAGCCGTGTCTGGAGCTTTCTACATTGACCCCGCAGAGCTACAACGAGTCAGCAACAAACGATCAGGATATTAACTATGAAAACTAAACTAACTGAACTAGCCAAAACGCTAAACATTGAGTGGGACGAGGCACTAAAGCTCCGCGATACCAAGCTAGAGACTAGCGAGTGGACTGGTAAGGGCAAGAACACTTGGCTCACTCCACAAGCAGCAACGAAGATTGAACTTGCCGCTGACATTCCTCCAGCCGTTCCAGACGTTCTGTATGCCCGTCATGTCCGCAACTGCAACAACCCACAATGGATTCGCGCTAAAATCGAGGGCTTTACTGGCAACCCTTCCACCTATGACATCCTCATTCCAAGACGGCTTCATGGTAAGCTAGAGGGTAAGCGGTTCCCTATTCACGCCATCACTGACGAAAAAGGAACAACATACCGATATGCAAAACTCACTGGACGTTACAACTGATCCCTTTTGGCAAGCGGAACAGATAGATCGTCTGTTGGGCTTTGAGGTGTTGAAGAAGGTATGCACCGCTGATCCAGATCCCGTCCCACCTTCGCTACTTGCTGATAAAATAGGACTTAACAAGGGATTCTCGCACGCCATGATTTTATCAATTTCCCAGAAGCTAGAAACTTTAGATCGCTGATGAACAACAAACCAAACCAAGAAGAAGCACTTACCTACAAGCTCAAGGAGCCTAATGTAAATGCCCTGCGTAACGCATACGACAACACTCTTGCTGGCTTGGAGTCTTATTTCCAGCAATGCCGCCAGAACTACGATGACCGCCGCAACTATTGGCCTGGCAAATCGAACGATATGCGTAAGAACGGCGCAGATGCCTTTCCTTGGCAGGGTGCTTCCGACATGGAGGCTCACGTTATCGACGAGCGCATCAACAGCTACGTAAGCCTCTTCATGGGGGCTGTCAATAAGGCTAACATCCGCGCTTACCCCGTAGAGATGGGCGACATGGCACGTAGCCGTGTAGTGTCTGGATTCCTTAAGTGGATGGTTAGCAGCTACATACCAAATTTCAAGAAGCAAATGGAGCTAGGCGCAAACCATATGCTAGAGCGCGGTATCATTATCACCTACTGTGGATGGCAAAAAGAGTCTTGCACTTACATCCAAAAACTTAGCCTTGAGCAATTAGCGCAAGCCGATCCAGAGCTGGCGCAAGGCGTATTAGACGGTTCAGCAGACGAGGCATTGACGCAAATGCTTAAGGCTGTATATCCAGCCACATCCGACAAGCGCGCCAAGCGCGCACTCAAGGACTTGC